GGGTTTGTCAGATGCGGATAGAGAGTACGCTAAGTTGATTGCTGCTGCGGACATTACAACACAACAGGAAGCTTTGTTTAGTTTGTTAAACATTCGACGAAACGCTATGGTTAAGACTGTAGAAAACTTTAACAATGTTAGAACCGCCACCGCAAAACGGGTAGGTGAACAAAACATGACGAGCTTCCCAAGCATAACTATGCCAGAAAAAAGAGAAGAAGCAGAAGCAGTACTTCCCGAAGGTTTTGAATTGGATCAATAATCATGCAGACAGCAACTAATCCACAAACAGGCAAAAAAGTGTATTGGGACGGTGAACAATGGTTGCCGCTCAAAACTGCCACTAATTCACAAACAGGAGAAGTTATTGGTATTGTCGGAGGAGAAACTTTTACTGTAACTCCTCCACGTCCTCGTGAGCCTGAAAGCATGAGGGGCATGGTAGAAGAAACACCAGAGCGATTCAAAGAGACTCGTGAGCGTTACAGAGGTCTTGCTGGAGACACGGAGCAACTCCCCGGTAAATTCCGTGTTGGTACTAGCATTGCTGCTGGTGTAGGCGCTGCTGGAGAAACATTAGGCGAAGTAGCAGGAGAAGCCTACCGTAGGTATACTCCTGAGCCTGTACAACGTGGTATATCTGAAGCGTACGAAGGCTCTATGTTACAAAGCGGCATGGAAAAGGTAGGTGCATTAGCGCAACAGTACCCAGAGGCGGCTACTACTGCTGAAGCTGCTTTGAATATTGCAGGTGCTGGCGCTAAGATGGCACTACCTAAAGTTCCGGGAGTACCTAGAGTAGCACAAGTTGAAGCTACTAGAAGGGCCACGGAATCTCGCTTAGCAGAAGAGCGTAAAGCCATAGCAGACAGCCTACTACCGGAAGACTACGTTAAAGCTCCGGGTACTGTAGAGCCTGTAGGAGCTATGAATCGTAACGTGTATATGCACTCTCCTTCTGAAGAAATAGTAATTGATTATCTGGACACTCTACCAGACTACAAAGGTGATCGTAACCCTGCTGTAAATGCAAAGGTTGTGGACAGTCAGTTGGCTAGACACGAGGCTGACCTACAGAGTTACATTAAAAGGTCTAAGAACCCTAAGACACAAGTACAAACTTTAGCTACTTCTCTAGAAGACCTGAAGGCTGGGTTCCATGATCTTGATGACTACGTTGAGTTAATGCCTGACGCACAGAAGAAAGTAGACCTGTTTATTGACACGGCTGTTAAACGTCTTGAAGAAAGGGCCGCTAAGAACGGCACAATTACAGCGAGGGACATCCTAGAGGTGCGTCGTGCGTTGGACAAACAGATTTTCCGTAAGAAAGCTTCAGCAGGGCTTGAGAATCCTGATTTAGCTGGAGCAAAAGAAGTAGCAGGTAAGTACGTAAGGGACGAGTTAAACCAAGCATTTCTTAAGTTGATGCCTGACGACGAAGCTTACAGACTTATTAACGGTATGTCTATGCTGTTTAGAGCTAAAAGTTTACTAGATGTAAAAGCAGGTAAGGCAATTAATCAGACTATGTTAGGACGTACAGTAAAAGGTATTGAGGACTTCTCTGGTCTCCGGTTTCCAACTACTCCTTTAGCCCTTGGTGCTACTGCTGCTGCTGGCGGTGCTGCATTGGGGGGTATGCCGGTATTAGGTGCGGCTATTGGCGGAGGAGCAGCGGCAATGGGCTTGGCTCGTATGACTCGTAAAAGACGAAGACAGGCGGTTGTCAGAGAGTTAGTAGGGGCTACAGACAAAATGATTCAGGGCGCTAACGTAACAGCAGAAACAATGGCTACACTACGTGCTGATAAAGTTATGCTGGCTCAGATGCTTGCGAACATCAACGAGGAGCCTGAGAATGAGCAATGATTATTTAGAGCTACGCAAAGCAGCCTCTAGAACTACCCCTTTTGCACGAAAACAGGCTAGGGGTCAGGCTTCTGCTGTCGCCGATGTTGTTTTTGACTCACCTCTTGACAACCCCTTTGGTTCTTTACCTGTGACAGCTTATGCGGGTTCAGAAGGTATTCCAATGTCTGCTCCTCGTAAGACGCAAGTAGATGCTATGGCTCCTCTTAACTTTGCTGCTGAAGAGTTAACTACTCCCGCTAACGCTCCTTTTGTTGCTGCTCCTCGTATGTTAGCAAGGGCTGGTAGTTCTTTTGTTGAAAACATTCCTACAGAACTCAAAGGTTTTTATTCAGGTAGTCCAGTTGAAAAATACAAGGGAATATCTGAAGGGATGCTACAGAGTGCTAAAGGCACTGCTAGAGAACTTGTAGATCCTACTGAGATGGCTACTCGACGCGAGTTTGGCACAGGATCAGTTAGACGCGCAGAAATGCAACAGACGGCAGACAGAGGAATAACAGAGAGTAATCCAAAAGCTTCAGCTTTCTTACGTGCTCAATCTACAGGAAAAGCAGTAGGAGAAGGCGACACGATTATTGAAGCGTATCCTGTGTTAAAAAGAGATGCGGTGCAGGTAGGTCGTCTGGAAAATACTGAAGATGTTCAACGGGCGTTGACTAAAGACAATCCAAACATAGACCAAGACATTGTAGACAGGGCGACAAACCATTTATATGCTCAACAGGGTAAACAAGGGCAGCTGGTAACAAGAAACAGAGCAACCTCTAGCACAAACTTAGGCCCTGAAGCCATAGGACAAGCCACGACTTCTCCGGTAGCTCTTAGAACACTGTACTCTCCAAAGAGTATGGAAAGTTGGTACGACGTAGTAGGAGACAGCCCTAGTACGGAACAGTGGAAAGAGATGTTGGGCTTGTTTAGCGCCCTTGATAGAGACTTTTTGCTACAAAACAAAAAGGTATTTGGTGAAAAACCTTCTGCTGCTGTCGTATGGAACACCTATTGGAAAGGAAAAAAGAGACTAAAAGAAGGTAAAAAATTAGGGTCTGACCAGAAAAAGTATGTAGACGTTGTTGACAATCAGATGAAAACTCAAACAGGTCTTAAGAAGTACCTCTCTAAGTTTGTTCCTAACGCTCTTGTTAAGCCCAAAGGCCCGACTAAAGTTAACGAGATGAACGGTAAGCTTGTGTTGCAACAGTCGTTTAACTCTTCAGCTAAAGATCTAGGCGGTATGAATGCGTTTATTGTAGTAGACCCTAAGAAGGGTGAGTTTTACTCTATGCTATCTGATGGTCATGACTTGCTTGGACAAACACCTCCGGGTTTTGAAGACCTTGTAAATGTAGTTCCAATACAGAAGTACAAGATAGGGGCTGGTAAAGAAGGTGGCGGCGCGAGACCTAAGAAAGAACTAGAGGCTGCTTCGGAAGTTTATGAGGACACTGTGGAACTGGAAAAACGCTCTGGTATTTCTAGACTCAAAAACGAAAGTATTTCTGCGTACCAGAAGAGGGTGGCTAGAGACTTCAAAGGAACTGCCACTACTGGAGAGCGTGTTGAGGCGGCTGCTTCAGCTGCTATGCCTCTGTCTGCTGTAGGCATGATGTCAAGAGATGAAGAAAAGGGGCGCTAAGGCCCCTGTAGTTTACAACTCGCAGTTATTGCCCGTACAAGCTAACTGCTGAGACCCTTCTGTCATGTCGGAGTTCTCAGAGATGTTCCAATCAATAGTCTCTGGGAATTCCTCCTTAAGCTTCTTATAGGTCTCTAAGTCTATGGGTTCGTAAGGAGCCTGTTGGTACGTATGTTCGGAATAAGGGAGGAACGATACTCCACTAATCTTGTCGAACTTGTTGTACAACCATTGGCCTACCTCAAGGAATTCATCATCACGGTAGTAGCATGTCATGGACGGCTTATGCTCACACCAAAAGTCCTGATAAATCTCCCATAGCTCAAGTTGTTCCATTGCACCCATCTCAGAGGCCACCACAGCCCCGTCAGGGGATTTTATAGGGAAGCTGAATACCTTAGTAGTGGGTGACATTACGTCGTCCTCTACAGGGATTCCTGCTGCCTCTAAGACTTCACAGAGTGGGTCTCTAGCGTCCGCTCTAACTCGTCTAATATACTGATCTGAGTATCTAGGGTGGATGCCAGACGCAGAATCCACCAACTGACTAACAGTGCCGGAAGGCTTAACAGCAGTAATGGCAGTGCTAATGTTAATGCCAAGACGGTTAGCCCATTCTGCGTTAGTTTTAATAGCCTCTTCTTTAAGCTCAGTAAGCCACGTTTTGAGTACACCTTTATCTCTCCTTCCTGATAGGGTTGGATGATCCATGATCCCTGTTAACGACACACCCAGTAGTGCTTCTTCCTCTGTGTTCTTCTGCCATACCTTACGTAGGTAGCGGAAGTCAGTTAGGGTAGCCTGTAGAGTTCCAAGGATAGACGCAGTACGTACTTTTCGTTTGAGGTCTGAGAGTGTATCCTCTGCCCTGACAACAACTTCTGATAGATTGCAGAATTGGTTAGGCCGTAAGATGATTTCGCTACATGGATTAGTTCCAAAATCATAGGAAGCATCTCGTCGCTCGTTCTTTGCAGCTTGCTTTTGACTTGCGACTCTAGAGAACATACCTCGCTCTCCTGAACGGGACTCGTATAAACTTTTCCACTCATTTAAAAATGCCTCGAAGTCTGGCTTCTCTGTATAGCAAGCGCTATTGTTTGCTAGTCCGCGTTGAGGATTATCTTGCCACCACTGGCCTGACTTGCATCTTCGGAGTCTATCGTCAGTGAGGTTAGACAGACTGATGAGAGCGGACCTGCGTACACCTCCGACGACGACGATCTGTGCAATCTTACAGCAGATATCATGACATTCGATGGAGCTAAGTTTACGTCCAGCAGCCTCCCGAAAGACGCTGACTGTGAAGTTGAACAAATCGACAAGAGGCTCTGGACCAGATGCTCTACCTCCGAAGGTCTTAAGGGTTGCCCCTGCAAGTCGTACTCCAGACACGTCCCATTTTGGAAGTTGGCCTGAATACAACAAGCTAATAAGTTCCCTGTAAGCTTTAGCCCATCCAATTTTGCTGTCGGCGACATGTATAACTGTATCGGTATCATGGAATTCCTCTGCTACTTCAGGTAGCTTGCTAACGTATTGTCGTTCAACAGAGTAGCCTACTCCAGTGCCGCACATAAGTACGTACATCATCTCGTCAAACGCTTTAGGGTGGTCGATAGGTAGGTAGCTACAGTTGAAGCCAGCTACGTTGTCACGGTCAAGAGCCTCACCAGCAGTCATCAATGCTCGCATAGACGGCATTACGTTCATGTCGTGGATGTCTGCAAAGATACCATTGGCTTCTTCAAGTGTTAACCTACCCTTCTCAATCCAGAAGTTTAGGTAACGGTCAATTGTTTCTTCCCAAGTCTCACGTCGCTGCTCCTCTGGTAGGTAACGAGCGTAGCGTGACTTGTGTATGTACTGTTGATATGCGTCCATTAATTCATTTCCTTGATTAGTCGTTCAATATACCAGCGGCACTTACGTAAGTCCTCTCCTGGTTTGCCTGTGTAGTCATATCGCCAGAGGTACTTCAGTGCGTTACCCTTAAGATAGCCTCTAAACTCGTTCTCAGGCATGGACGCTTTGATAGCTTCGATAGCTTCTATTGCTCCGTTGTTGTAGTGGTCAGGTT